AGCATCCAGACTCGTACTGTCTCCTTAGGTGGTGCCTCAGTGACCTTCAAGTGCCGTGGTGTGCTTGATGGTAATGAGTATGACTCTGAGTGGTGGATTGATTCCTGGTCGGGCACTCTGCCTGCCACAGGCACCTCTACTACCCACACATGGAACGCTGGTAAGAATGATCTGACTGTTGAGTTGGAGGTCACTGGACCTGGTGCAAACGATCATAGGTATGGTCTCAGTGCTACACCTGACCCAGGATATAATCTGGTCAGTGATGAACCTGCCTTCTATATCCTAGAAGCACCTGGTGAAGGTACTGTGCCACTGTACAGGTTCTATTCCAGCAGTGTTCAAGACACTCTCCTGACTGTCAACCCAGGTAAACCTGATGGTCCTGGTGAGGGTATCCGTGCATACATTGATGATAATGGATACACCCAGGGAAATCTCTTGGGATATGCATTTAGAGATCCTGCAAAGGCAATGAACTATCTCTACAATGATGAAGAAGTTCAAGAACTCCATGGATATATGAGACGTGGAGAACCAGAAGAAGTAACTGCTGAGTTCAATAGTTCTAACCAACTGGTGGTTAGTGGTAGTGGTAGTATTAAATTAAAGGTTGATGTTAGATGGAATGATAACCCCAGCACTGCTGGTACAGCATTTGATACTCTAAGTGTAGCAGGTTTCTCTATTAACAGAAGCGGTAGGAGAGGATCTGGATCAGGATACATCACTGTGAATGGTGGTCAGACATATCCTGTTAGTGGGATTAAGTTCAATGCAGTTCGTCAGAACGGTAACAAGTCTCTGTGTCTACGTGATGGTGATGGTAATGATTGCAATGCCACCGTAAATCTTGGTGACATACAGAGAAGTGGTGGTCTGGGTACAGCAACTGATCACAAGTACAGCACTGTTCTGTATGCCAACCCACAAAAACCATTACGTTATGATCCATCACGTCTTGCATATAGGATTGCAACTAAACCCGTATCGCCCATTGTAATCTCCTACAACGTCATCAAAGGTAACGCTGGGTATGAGAACTCCTGGGGTGTTGCAATTACCAATAAGGATGGTGATCAGATCTACTGGGCACGAGTCATTGAAGCAAACACAACCAGAGATATTGAGACTACTCAATACAAAATTCCTCTGGATGTTCTTCTTCAATATCCTAACAAGTACATTGTATTCTTCTTGATCCCCGATGGTAATGGTGGTGTAAGTTCTGGACAGTCGATCTCGTTCACCTCACAAAGTCCTCAGGGATATAAGCACAGTTCATCCACAGAAAATAACTGGGTGTTCTTCTCTTACAGGAAGATGAATCCGACTGAGGATCAAGGATCTGCTTCTACATCTAAGGTTAGATTCAATGGTAACAACTGGCAGTGGTGGGAAGATCTACTGAATGGTGATGATGATTACGATGACTTCAAGATCTACTATGAGATGATGCAACCTGGTGGTGACTATAAGTATGAAGGTATTGAATGCTATGTGTTTGATAATCCATCACCACCGAAGGTGATGCTACCTATCATCGTTAAGGAGCAGTGTTCTAATCCTAATTTTGATGGCATCTTTGCTGATGTAACCATGACTCGTGCTGGATGTGGTCGTCCAGTTCCTGAGAACGAGATGGATAAGTTCAAGAACTCAAACATCGGTAAGTGTGATGGTGAATACCTGACTGAAATCAACAAGACACAGACAATCAAAGCATACAAGTCTGGATCTTTTGCACTCAAAGCATTCGGTTCATTCATCAACGCACCTGAGTCTCAGGACATCAAGTTCAGATACAAGTTACAAAAGAATAACGTTGATGTAATTAACAAGCAACTAGACGTAGGAGACTGGCCAAACGTTGGTGTTGATCTTGGTACGTTCAATGTTGCTGAGGATGATGAACTTAAATTTGTAATCGAAGGACCTATACGTGGTCCTGCCTATGGTAATGCTTCGCTTGGATTCATTCTCATGGACACAAACGATGATAAGTTTGAGAAACCATGGAACGTAAACCTGATCACTGCTGGTGGTGCAGGTGAGGGTGCTGGACGATCCAATACCTATGGTGCTGGTAGAACATCTTCACAGAATGTTTCTTCACCTGATACTGATCAGGGTAGGATTAAGAAGTTGAAGATCGCTCTCTGGGATCACCGTGAGGAGAAGTGGACTGACCCTGTAACTGTATGGAATAATGGTCAGTTGAATACCAATGCTAACAATGGTCAGAGTGCTGACTGGGATGACATCTATTATGGTGGTGATGACTGGGCAGAGTTCTCACCACAGAATTCACGCCCTGGTTTCTATGAGGGTGGTACTGCTGATAGATGGGGTCATATTATGAGCACCCAGCATGACGCTCGGGGTCAGTGGAACAATGTGTATACCTATAACAACCCCAGAGGTCGTGTCCGTGGCATCTTCTACAACACTCTGTTCGAGCATGGACGTGGTTTGATCTGTCGTCCTTCCAGAGCGGTTGACAAGTTGAAGAGAAACTACTATCATCTATCAAATAGTCATGGTTTCAATGCCTGGTTTGCACAGTATCGTTCTGTGTCCTATGGATATGAAGCATCTTTGTTTGCCGACATCGATGCTTATTATGCAAAGGGTATCAACCAAGGTAATCCTGCATCACATCCTAAGGGTACTGCCATTACATCTAATGGACAGTACAGTAAGATGTCATTCATGCATGACTATGTGATGGGTGAGTATGGTAACAAGGAACGGGCAATCGAAAATTCCAACCTAGGAAAGATTCGGATGGCGTTCTGGCCATATTCAATCCCCGATCAGTCCTGGTCAGGTGGTTCACGCTACGGTAGTAATATATACTGGGGGTGTGCCGTGGAAGTATTCGACATCGTTGATCGTGGTGAGGCATATCAGGTCGGACAAGAGTTTGAAATGGTATGGCCACCAGAACAACCGAAGAAACCTAAGTACCAGAACTCAAACGGTTCTGTCACTCCTTATTTCCCTAGGGATGCTGGTGCTAATGTTCCTCTTCCTAAGGAAATCGACGTAACAACTATCGGTATGAGTGATCGTACTGCTCGTAGATACAGCGAGGATAGGTACACACCTCGTGAAGTCTTCTACCAAGAGTCACACAACAGAGATTCAAACATCTGGTATCTGTGTCAGACAGGTGGTAAGGTTGATCGAGTTAAGTTCAAAATTATTATCGACGAAGTAGAATGAGTCAAGGATTTGGCAACTCTGCTGCTGACAGAAGTCTTATGCACTCTGCCAGACGCATGAACGCACTGAGAAAAGTGCTGGAAAAATACGAGCATGACCCTCGTGGTAAGCGCAAGATGCTCAAAGCGATGAAGAAATACTATCATGGTTGGAGAGGAGAGCTTGACAGGATCGACATGAAGGAGGTAGAATTACCTCCTCAGTCAGAAGAGATCCAAATCCTTCCTACTGAGACCCCTGAGGAACCTGTTTCTGAGCAGGTTGCTGAGGACATCCGTGACTACCTGAACAAGGACTAACTGTCACAAGGGTGTGCATTTTTGGAAACAAAAGTGTATAAATAAAGGTCGTTATGCGCGTAACGATCTGTAACAAAGACGAGGACATGTCGAGTCCTCTGCCATCCATGGGTTAAACTCCATGAGTAAACATACTTAAAGGTAAACAACAAATGATCAAAACTGCTTTCGCTGCCGCCGCTGCCGCCGCTGCTTTCGCTGCTCCTGGTGCTGCCCTTGCAGGACCCTACGTGAACGTGGAAACCAATGCAGGTTGGACGGGCACGGATTACACTGGTGCCACGACTGATTTCCACGTAGGCTACGAGGGTGCCCTCGGCGAGTCTGCTGCATGGTACGTACAAGGTGGTGCTAGCTACGTCGCTCCTGACGGTGCTGCTGATGACACTGTTCCTTCTGGTAAGGCAGGTATCTCCGTTGCTGCTACCGAGGCACTGGGTGTCTATGGTGAAGTCTCCTTCATCGGTTCTGGTGACGACTCCATCGACCGTGGTTACGGTGGTAAACTGGGTGTGAAGTATTCCTTCTGATCCCACGTAGATACAATATAATATATACAAGGGAGCATTCGCTCCCTTTTTTCATCCTATAAATTATCATGGCAAAGAATCCTGGCGGCACTGTAATTTACACTCGTGATGGGTGTCCTTATTGCATTAAGATCAAAGAGGTTTACAGAATGCGTGGTTGGTCGTATACTGAGTACAAACTCGGGGCACAGTTCACTCGTGAACAGTTCAAGACCGAGTTTGGTGGAGGTGCTACCTTCCCTCAGGTCCTCATCAATGGACAGAGGATGGGTGGTTGCACTGAAACCATCAAGTACCTACGTGAAGGCGCATTTCTCTGATGAAACAGACCAACGAAGACGAACTCTATATCTTAGTTGACAAGGCAGTAGATATTGCCATGACTGAGCACAAGTTTCTCTTCAAGATGGACTCATACCTACGCGGTAATAAATGGACTCGTCGCATGACGAACGAGTTCATTGAGTCTGCCTCAGCAGCAACGTTGAACAATACTATCCTTGAACTAGAAGGATATATTAAGGGTGGTGACAAGACTCTTCGAGAGGCATACAGTCACATCCCTAAACCAAAAGCGAGGAAGATCCGAGACTATCTGTACAGTATCCTCGAAGATGCATGGAAGTATCATGCTGAAAAGAAACCTGGTCGGAAACCTGGTTCAAAGAACCGTAAGAAACTGACTAAATAACTACACAAACATAGGAGGATTGCTATGGCAGATGCATCATTTCTTTATATTGCGTTCTTCCTCACTGTTGGTTCCTTCCTTCTCGGTTCCATCGTTGTATGGAATGTGAAGGATGTCTACGACGAATGGCGTGAGCGTGCAGACTATGCACGTATCGTTATGCATCCTGAGATGTATGATGAAGATGGTGAACTCATCACGGATGACTCCATGATCTACTTGCGTTACCAGCAACCATATGATATGCTAGACGACGAAGACGAAGAGTGATCGAATGATCCTTGTTGACATGAATCAGGTTTGCATCAGCAACCTGATGGTATCCTTGACTACAACCAACAACAAACTAAGTGAATCCCTAGTTCGCCACATGGTGATGAAGTCCCTACGGTTCTATCGTAGTAAGTTCTTCTCAGAATATGGCGAACTTGTTTTGTGTTACGACAGTAAGCATTACTGGCGACGAAAAGAATTCCCATACTACAAAGGTACTCGTAAGAAAGACAGGCAGAAGTCCTCTCTTGATTGGAACGAGATCTTTGAACTGCTAAACAAGATCCGTGATGAGATCAGAGACCACATGCCATACAAGGTAGTGGAGGTTGATGGTGCAGAAGCGGATGATGTTATTGCATCTCTTGTGAAAGACCAAGCAATGCGTAACATCAGATTGCAGAACAACATGCAACCTGCTAAGAAGGTATTGATCCTGTCGGGTGATAAGGACTTTGTACAGTTGCAACGCTACAAGTTTGTCAATCAGTACAATCCTATCCAGAAGAAGTTCATGAATGGTGTTGACCCTAAGGTCTACCTTCTGGAACACATCATCAAGGGTGACCGTGGTGATGGCATCCCTAACTTCCTCTCGGATGATGACACCTTTGTGTCTGAGAAGAGGCAGCGTCCACTGAGTAAAGTAAAACTTGCACGGTGGATTGACATGTCACCCGAAGAGTTCTGTGATGAGAAAACTATGCAGAACTACGAACGTAATCGTAAACTCATTGACTTTACATGTATCCCAGATCAGGTTTATACTGATATCATAAATACATTTGAATCTATTGACCCCAATCCTAGGGGTAAGATGTATCCTTATTTCGCTCGACATGAGTTGAATGAAATGCTTGACCACATTACTGAGTTCTGACAATGAAACTTTTGATTTCTGAAATCTTACAGAAAGCACATAACGCCAAGACTAAGGCAGAAAAGATTGCTATCCTGAGAGAGAATGAATCTCAGGCGTTGAAGTCTATCTTCATCATCAATTACGATGAGAGTATCGTCTCTCTACTCCCCGAAGGTGCTCCTCCGTTCGAGAAGAACGAAGCACCTATGGGCACTGAGCATAACGTCTTGGAGAAGGAAGCAAGACTGCTTCATCACTTCTTCAAGGGAGGTTCAAACATTCCTGGGATCAGACGTGAGTCCATGCTGATCCAGATGCTTGAAGGTCTTCATCCTGACGAGGCAAACGTTGTTGTCCTCGCTAAGGATAAGAAACTGAACAAGCGATATAAAATCACGAAGGCGTGTGTATCCGAAGCATTCCCCTCTATCCAGTGGGGAGGTCGTTCTTGAAGATCCTTCATCAAGATTGTAGTCCAGAACTCGCTAACGATACCAGTCTTCCATATACTGCATACGTTATAACGTATAAGTTGGATGGTAAGATTTGTTATGACATCGCTATTGGTGCTAAACAAGTAGAGATCTTTGATCACTACTGGGACAACTATCGCCATGATTTTATTGGTATGAAACAAACAGAGGGTAGGGTTAATCCTAAACTCTGGGGTAACCAAACAAAAGATAGTAAGAAAAAGAAATGAGTAATCATCCTTATACATTTAACTTGAAGAAGGAAGAGGAAGTACCAGATGAGACCCAGGATCCTGCTTACAAAGCAGGATTACGAATGGGCGAATCTGTGTTAGAATTCTTTTTAGGATTGCTCCTACTCCCATTCCTTATCTGGATCGCATGGAACATCACCATGCCATTTATCTTTGGGTTGCCATCTATCAACTGGGTGCATTCAGTTGGTCTTTATATTCTGAGTAGACTTTTAATTAAATGAAACCAAAAGTATGCCTTGTCTCTGTAACTCCTGATGCAGAGAAGACGATCGGTTACATCGCTCGTGTATCAAATCCTGCAAACCAGGACAACCCTAAGGTTGCAGGTCTATTGAAGTATTGTATCCAGCATGGACATTGGTCTGTGTTTGAGCAGGCAACGATGACGTTGCAGATTGAGACTACCAGGGGACTGGGAGCTCAAATCCTGAGGCACCGTTCGTTCTGCTTCCAAGAGTTTTCCCAACGGTATGCAGACTCCTCTGCACTGGGTGACATCTCACTACCTGAACTGCGTAGGCAGGACACAAAGAATCGTCAGAATAGTATTGATGATCTGGATCCTTTTGTGGTTCAGAAGTATGAGATCCTGATGCAGCAACACTTCCAGCAAGGTATGAAACTATACCAGGACATGCTTGAAGATGGGATTGCAAAGGAGTGTGCTCGTTTCGTGCTTCCCCTCGCCGTAGGTACAAAACTCTACATGACAGGAAATCTTAGGTCATGGATCCATTACATCAATCTGCGTACTGCTAACGGTACACAGAAAGAGCACATGGAGATCGCTGAACTCTGTAAGCGTCACTTCATATGTCAGTTCCCTACTGTCTCTGAGGCATTGGGTTGGTGTGAAGGAGAATGTGACTGCCCTGAGCGAGACGATCACTGCTATCAATCTGCACTTCTTATCCCATGATGAAACAGTATCCCTATCAGATTTGCTACACCATGACTAGCACAGGCAACCGCCACCATTACAAACCGTACATGGCATCCTGTCAGAGTGAGGCAAAGAAACTATTTCAAGCAGATATGCCATCGTGTAAATACATCTGCGCTATCGCACTACCGCAAAACAGGAGCATCTAACATGCCTACTTACAGTGTAATAAATAAGGTCACTGGTGAGAAACAGACTTTCATTAAGACCATGAAAGAATACTCGGAATGGCGAGAACAGAACCCTGACTGGGATAAAGACTGGCAGGCAGGTGTCGCTGGCACCACCTACGGTAAACCTAAACAGTCGGACGGATTCAAAGAAGTTATGTCCAAGATTCAATCTGAGCACCCAGGTGCCAACCTTAGTAGATACACTTGATCTATGCCTATCAAAAGTAAATCCAAAACTGTCGGAAAAGGTATGACTGCAAAGCAAATGCGTCGGAAGAAACCGATCAATCTAGAACACCTTAAACAGATTGAACCTCTGACTGACAATCAGAGAAAAGTCTTTGATGCATATGCAGAAGGAAAGAACATTGTTCTTCATGGTGCTGCTGGTACAGGTAAAACCTTCATCAGTCTCTACCTTGCAATGCAACAGGTACTAGATCCTGAGTCTCCTTACGAGAAAATCTACATGGTTCGTTCACTGGTGCCTACCAGAGAGATTGGGTTCCTGCCTGGCGACCATGAGGATAAGAGTAATCTGTATCAGATTCCTTACAAGAACATGGTGAAGTATATGTTCACCATGCCTGATGATGCATCCTTTGAGATGCTATACGATAACCTGAGAGCACAGGAGACTGTCTCGTTCTGGTCTACGTCATTCATTCGTGGCGTAACCCTTGACAAATGTGTTATCATTGTGGATGAGTTCTCTAACCTTAACTTCCACGAACTTGACTCCATCATCACTCGTGTGGGTGAAGATGCGAAGATCATTTTCTCTGGTGACTACACCCAGTCAGACCTTGTGAAGAGCAATGAGCGTACTGGTGTGCTAGACTTCATGAAGATTCTTCAAACCATGCCCTCGTTTGAGTGCGTAGAGTTTGGTATTGAGGACATCGTTAGATCTGGTATGGTACGTGAGTATCTCGTCAGCAAGATCAATCTAGGATTTAATTGATGAAACAATTTAATTATGTGGGACCCGCAAGTGAGATCATTGAACTCACTGCGACCCAAGTTGAAGGGCGTCGTTTTTACAAGACGCCTGACGACAAATGGTATCCCTCGGTGACAACGGTCACGAGTCATATCTCTGCACCCACCATCAAAGCATGGGAAGAACGTGTAGGTTGGGACAAGGCAGAGAAAATCAGACGCACATCATCATTGAGAGGATCAAAGTATCATGGAATCGTTGAGTCGTACCTTAAAGGTGACCTTCAAAAGGTGGAGAAAAGCGAGGGTCTTCCCGCGTACCTTTTTGGGTTTGCTCGTAAGGATCTTGATCGTATTGATAACATTCACTGTATTGAAGCCCCTCTTTATAGTAACGATCTATGTCTTGCTGGCAGGGTTGATTGTATTGCTGAGTTTGATGGCGAGCTTGCTATAATTGACTTCAAGACCACGGGCACCCTGAAACAGGAAGCGTGGTTGGAGAAATACTTTGTCCAGGAAGCAGCATACTCCTACATGTATTGGGAGCGCACTGGATGTGAGGTAAAGAAACTTGTTACACTTTCCATCGCAGAGGATGGACAGACCCAAGTGGTTCAAAAGTATGATAAGATACCTTATATCGATACGTTGTGTGAATGGATCAAGGAATTTCGTTACTTTCTAGGGAGCAAAGTGTGAAGAATCTAGAAGAAAACTTTATGACTCAGAACAAGTTCAGTGCTCTCGTAGAACATGCTGTCCAGAACAACAACGGTCTGATCAATTACATCGAAGCAGTAGCAGCGGTGTGTGAAGAGTATGAGATCGAAGTTGAGATGGTAAGTAAACTAATCAGTAAACCACTCAAAGATAAGATCAAAGCAAATGCACAGCAACTCAACTGCATCAAACGAACCAGTCGTGGAATCCTCCCCATCTGAGGAGACGATTCACCCTAAGTTGAAGCAATCGCTAGGACCAAACAATACTATTGAGAAGATCATTCCCCCAGACGTTGAGTGGATTGATGATGCTTTCTATATAAAGAAGACACGCTTTGGACTCTTCACATCTATCTTGAAGCGTCCCCTTGGTGCTCACTTCATTACTGGTGGCACTGAGGATGGTGTTCTTCAAATGACACGCTGGCATTTGAAAGCAATTCAAGACGGCACTATCGACGACTCCACTCGCGTCGTTAACAATGGGGTGGTAGGAGGAAAACTATGACCGAAGACTTTTTTAAGAGTGAGGTTGTCAAGGAAGAACTTGATGACCTCCAAGGAACATACACAGAACTCCTGAAAATGTCACAGAACTTTCAGGATTTTGCACCACAAGAACGCATTGACCACATCAACAAGACGTTGGAACTCATCTCTAAACAGAAGGTGTTCTACTCACGCTTGCAGATGATGGTCAATTATGTTGAAGAGGATGGTGATGAACCATCAGAGGTTGCACAGATGAAGGAACGCATCGACAACCTGTCTGCCATCTACTCTGGTGGCAGCAACCTGTTGCAGATCCTCCAAGTCATGGAGGACAAACTGCTGGGTTGGAAGCGGGACATCCAAAACGAGACCGCTTGACAACACCTATATAATATGCCATGATACTCATGGCACACACGCCAAATACAAAACCCAATACGGAGAATACGAATGTCCTTTTCATCCCTTAAAAAGTCCAGCACTTCTAGTATCAGTAATCTGACCAAGGAGTTGGACAAGATGAACAAGACTGGTGGTGGTCGCGGACCCGACGAGCGTCTGTGGAAACCCGAAGTCGATAAAGCAGGTAACGGTTATGCTGTTATCCGATTCCTTCCTGCACCTGCAAAGGAGGAACTGCCCTGGGCACAAGTCTGGTCTCACGCATTCAAAGGTCCTGGCGGTTGGTACATCGAGAACTCTCTGACCACTCTGGAACAGAAAGATCCTGTCGGTGACCTGAACCGTGTGCTTTGGAACAGCGGACTTGATTCAGACAAAGATGTCGCCCGCAAACAGAAACGTAAACTGTCATACTATTCCAACATCTATGTTGTGAAGGATCCTCTTCACCCTGAGAACGAAGGCAAAGTCTTCCTCTATAAGTATGGCAAGAAGATTCATGATAAGATTGTTGAGGCACTGAAACCTCAGTTTGAAGATGAACAACCCATCGATCCTTTCTGCTTCTGGAAAGGTGCTGACTTCAAGTTGAAGATCGTTAAGCAAGATGGTTACTGGAACTATGATCGCTCTGAGTTCTCTGCACCTGGTACACTGGGTGACTTCGATGACGAGCAGTTGGAAGCGATCTACAATCAGGAGTATTCACTCTCTGACTTCACTGATCCTAAGAACTTTAAGTCCTATGAGGAACTGGAAGCACGCTTGAACCTTGTACTCGGTCGCACCTCTCGTGCTGCTGTTGTCCAAGAAGAAGAGCAAGAACTCGATACCCCTGTGTCATTCAATGAACCGTCCACTCCTGAACCCAGTGGGTTTGGATCTGCGGTATCATCTATGAAGGAAGAAGAGGATCCTG